CTTGTTATAGAAAACCTCCAGCACTTCGAAAATGCAAAAAGTGCAAGTTGCCATTTTCGGCTGGTTATGCATCAGTAAACAAAAAGTTTAACTGGAGTAAATCGGGAGGGTGAAAAAACACGATTAAATAACGGATGATTTATGTTGACATTTAGCCCGATTTTTAGTATTATAGTGGTGGGCAAAAACTACACTAAAACGATAACGAAAAGGAGACAAAACTTATGATGAACTATTTTACGACTAGCGCGATCAAGGCTTACGCCCACAACACCTACATCCAAGTGTTTGATGATGTTCTAGGGAATCATTTTGATTACAACAACCGTTCAGACATCGTTAAGTGGTGCATGACGGGATTAACCGAGTTTGAGGGAAAGACCGAGCGGGAGGCGTTTGATATTATGAAAAAAATTCAGCGCACCGCGATTAGGAAGGCCGTTAAAAGGCTGGACGAGCTCACTTATGGAACGCTTGAGAACAAACTTACATGGTGGCGGGGCTTTTAAGCCTCTCACCGTTTCACGTGAAACAACGACACGAAAGGAGTATAACACAATGACCAGTTACATGATTTGCTATCAGTATACTGACGATGACGGACCGCATTTTGCATCCCTGTTCGCAAACACTTACGCCCAAGCCCGTGACGTTATAACCGATATTGTTTGTGGCCTCGGTGCCCGTGCTCAGTTATACCAATGGGACTATGACAATGAGTATTATGTCTTTTTAGAGGAGTGATTACATGAAACGCCCCGCAAACCAGCTTACCCGTATGCGCGATGCCGCCGAGCTTGCCCGGCTGATCGAGCAGGAAACCAGCAACCCGCCGACGATGGACGAGGAAAAGCGCCTCGTCAAGCTGGCCCATAAACACTATTGCACCTTAACCGAAATTAAGGTACAATATAAATTGTCCACCACCGAGGACGAGGCCATCAGCAAAATTTACCTCACACTTGCACAGGCCGAGGCCGAGGCCCACAACAACGAGACTGTAAAGGAGATTTGAAAATGTCTGCATTGATTGATCGCATTAACGCCCCCGCCCCTCAGAAACTGACGAACGGTCAGAAAATCCGCATTGATGACTTCGCTTGCTCTATGGTTGAAAACACCCTGTCCAACGATGGTTCCCTCCGTCCTCAGATGATCATCTATTCTGACGGTGCCGCCTACTACGCCCCGACTCCGGTTGCCCGGAAAGTTTCCGAAGCTGTCGAGGCCGAAGGGCTCCAGGCTGTCAAGGACGAGCTCCTCGGTAAAACGCTGGAGGCCCGGGAGTACTACTCCAACCGCTGGCGCCGGATGCTGTTGAACGCCGTCATTATCTGAATTAAATAGTTGTTTATATTGAGCGTGGTTGAGTGTGAGCGGCCACGCTCTCTTTTATGAAAGGGGACTACCTTATGCCAAACGCATATTATAGGAAAGTTAAAATCCGGATTGTATATCGGGGCAGTGATAACCTTCTCCGCTGGCGTTTTGAGTACGCCTATCATGTCGGAAACCTCTACGGCGATACGGTCCGCCTGTGCGTGTACAAAGATGAGCGGTCCATAAAATCGCATTGGTATTGCGTGGACCCGGAAACCGGGCTTTCGCTTGGAGAGGGCAAAACGAGGATTGAGGCGGCAGACATGGCCCGGAGCCGGGTGACGCACATTAAGAAGGAAACTTATGAAAAGAAGGTGTCCGACATTAAACAAAAGTTTGTTGAATGGGGTTTAATGAGTTTTGATTATAGGGAGGGTTATAAATGGCTACCCCCAAAGATTTAAACCGTCATTCTTCCTCGGGCATCAGCTACGCCCGAGCGGCCAAGAAATACGGCGTGGACATTTCCGAGGCGAAAGCATACGCTCAAATGGCGAAAGAATATAACCGGCAGGCCCGGCAGTGGGCAAAAGAGTACGGTTATAAAGGGGATTTATGGAAAGCTCCGTCCCTCGGTGATATCGCCCGGGACCGTGGAGCGGCGGCACGTTTCGGCGGTGTACAAAATCTTTTCCGGTATATGCAAGAAGATATCGCGGTCAGGCTGGCGGACAAACCTAAATTGGCGTTGCAGGAAAAAGCGGAGCAGTACGCCGCAAACCTCATACAAGCGTTACGCAATAACCCGGAAAGCGCGTTTCCCGAGAGCGACGTTTCCAAGGCTATTAAGAAATTGGAGCGACGGTCCGCAAAGTGGATTATGCGTAAATCCGGGGGAGAGAGCTTAGACGTTTACTATTCTGGTGAAATTGGTGCCCGAGGGACGGTCATTCAAGCTATTTTGGAGTGGTAACCATGTCGGATTTAGTCGGGGATTTTGAGACAATCAAGCGCGGGGATGAAATGGCCGTTTGGCTGTTTGACCTCTGCGACGTGTACACGCTGGAACACAAAACGTTTACCAGCATCGACGAAGGGTTGAAATCCATCAATGAGGATACAACCCTTTATTTTCACAACCTAAAATTCGACGGTTCTTACATCCTCGACTATCTCCTCCGGTCCGGTTATCAATGGGCTGCGGAATCCCGGTTTGTGAAACTACCCAAGACGATGAATTTTTTGATCACAGACTCGGGAACATGGTTTACCGGAAAGATTATTACGGAAACCGGCGTAAAAATCACGTTTCGGGATTCCTTTAAAAAGATTCCCCTAGCAGTTAAGGTAATAGCCCAAGCGTATAAACTGCCGATTTTAAAGGGTGAAATAGACTATACTGCCCCCCGGCCCGAGGGATATATCCCGAATGAGACAGAACTAGCATACATCCATAACGATACCGAGATTGTGGCCCGGGCATTGAAAATCCATTTTGACCAAGGGTTGACCGAACTTACGGCCCCGGCTGATGCGTTTAAGATGCTGAAAAGTACCGTCTGCGACAATTACCGGAAACTGGGTATCATGTACATGAGGGACCATCCAGAGGTGGAGACGTTCTGTCGCCGGGCTTACTGCGGTGGTATATCATGGGTAAACCCGGATATACAAGAACAGGAGGTAGGTGCCGGGGTTGTATATGACGTGAATAGTCTTTACCCATCGGTTATGGACCGCTACCCCTACCCCGTATATTATCCAACGAAAATGCACGATTTTTCAGAGACGAACGGTTATTTGTGGATTGCTTCTTTTATGTTTCGCGGGCGTAAGTTATATGGGAAACTGCCCACCCTGAGAGCAAATAATCAATGGGTCGAGGATAGTTATGACGGCGTTATTACTATAACCTCGATAGACTATGAAACGATTATAGAAAACTATATGATTGATGAAATGACTTTTATTGAGGGTTATAGGTGGGCCCACTCAGACGATTTACTGTTCCATGATTTCGTTAAATACTGGGGAGACAGGAAACAGCAGGATACCGGCGGATTACGTCAAGTAGACAAACTAATGCTTAATTCAAGCTATGGCAAATTCGGCCTCAACCCGGACCGATGCAGGAAAGAGGCTGTTTATGACGTTGTTGATAGAATTGTCCGATACCCAACTATCCGGGATGAAACAGGAGAAAAACGTGTTGAGCACGATAAAGCAAACAATGTAGCTATCGCGGCGTTTGTGACAGCATACGCCCGGAGGGAATTAAACCGGGGCGTTAATGCCTCTACCGGGTTCTGCTATTGTGATACTGATTCCGTACACCTCGCAACATACAAGGACCGGCTAACCGGGAAAATCATAACCCCCAGCTTCGGGGGAGAGGTCCACCCGGTACGGCTGGGGGCATGGAAAAGGGAAAGCGAATTTATCCGGGCCCGGTATCTGAGGCAGAAAACTTACATTGAGGAAACCCGGTATAATGAGTTTGATGTCAAGGCTTGCGGGATGCCAGTATCGTCTAAGGAGTTTGTGCGCTGGGACAATCTGCAAGACAATTTCCGCATGGGCTCCCAGTTTCCGGGCAAGCTGCTCCCGAAGGTGAGGCCCGGCGGGATTGAATTGGTAGAGACTGATTTTACAATCTGTTCTCCCAGAATCAGATTTTAAGATACTTGGCCACGGACTGGAAAAATTCGGATTTATCCCGGACGTTTTGAAACCCAATCAAGCCGGTCGAATAGTACTTGCGGATTACATCCACGACATAACGGCCCCGGAAATCCAACAATGTTTTGTCATCGTGTAACGTAGAATCGAATACATAGACATATTCGGCGGTTTCACCCGCCGATTTTTTAATGTACAACATAACCGGCGAACACATATAGCCGTTAAACAGTCCATACTCGGTTTTGATTGTAAATATGAGGTTGTGCCGCTGGGGCATCGGCGTGATAAATGCGTCGGTGTCGGCTAGACTCTCATTCTCGACGGCATAATCTGCGTAATGGGTTCCCTTGATTAATCGCCCAAAGCGCGTTTCCCGCATGGATTCCGTAAAAGCCTTGGTCCGTGCGTTCTGTATGCAGATATCCCGATCGACTGTAAATTCGGCTTGTGTTGGCTTTACGTTGAAATATGTATAGTAAGGACAGACCGACGTTACATTATTGGCAAGGAAAAAAGACCGCAAGTCTCTTCCTCTGGAAATAGTAAAATACAGTTCCAGAAACCGCTCAACCTCTTTTTTGAGATACCGCACACCGGGAATGGGGATAAACTCATCGAATACCATTTTGTTACAATGCGGGTCAGAAATGGCCTTGATGGCCGATTCGCTGAGTGCCTTAAACGTTATAAACGGCACCCATACCGTATTTTTCGGGTCGGTGCCCTCGCCGATATAACCGACACTCCCGTCGATTTTGAAAACGTGGTCCGGGTATCGGTCGAGCACGTCGGCGAAAAACCGGCCGTCTTTGATAATGGTGTCTATCTCGGTCTGATACCGCATTATCCACCAGCACGTTGAGCCGGTCCGGATAAAATCGGAGATTGCCCATGTTTTGAATTGATACGTCTTTCCGATACCACGGGCTCCGGTGACAAAATTAAACAGACAATTGTAACTCAATAGCTGATTTTTCGAGTAATAGCTGGATTTTTCCATAGTGCCCTCTCATAAGTGTAGATCGAAAATAGGCCCAAAATAAACAGTCAATCAGAATTAGAGACAAGGACCAGCGCAAGAAAAAACGTTACTACACCAGTAACAAAACCAATGATAAAGTAATTCAAAACAAATTCGCCGCCTTTGCGATGATAATAAAATTTCTATGGTGTTCCGTAGGGGTGGGCGTTGGAGGTGTCGGGGGCGTTGGCGCGTGTTCCTTTAAATAAGTATACCATTTTCGGGCAAGCGTTGGCCTGCTCCCCGGGTCCAATACTCCGGACCGTTCCAAGTTCCAATAAAAGGTTCGGGCACAACTTTCGGGAGATTGCGTGGACCGTCCGTAATCCGTTGGTGTCGGGGCGTTAAAATCTGCTCTTGAATCTTGATACCATTTCGCTTGATCGCGGTTGTTATCGTCCGGATTGTTAAAGTGCACCGCCGCACCATCGATCAGCCAATCAAGTTGTACATCCATCCCGCAAATAGTGCCGCCGTCTGCATAATTCGCAGTATAACCTTTACTGATTGCCCAGTTGCCCAGCGTGTGCGGGTTATACCGTTTCGTACCGGGCCCGGCATACCACGGCGTAACTTGAAACAACCCGAAACCGTACCATGTTGTAGTTGGGTGGGGTGCCGTTCCGGTCCGGCCGGGTGCGCTGTCCCACCATTGATTTTTTACGGCGTTATTCTGCGGCCGGGCCGGGTTCATTGTCGATTCTGATTCAAGATTGCCAAGCATACCGGCAACGGCGCTTAATGTCCAGTTGTATTTTGTTGTCATATAGTCATAGATGTAAACGGCGTTTTCCTGCATTTGAGATTGATTCAAAACCATATTTCGCCATGTTGTCCGGTCATACGGGGCGTTATAGGTTGCCATTAGTCCACCCCACCCTCTAACGAGCTTCTAAGGTATTCGATGCACTCCTCGACTTCGGCCCTAGTGAGCCCGACTAACCAACGTTTCGTTTCATCCGTCTCCTGCTGGGCGCCCGGGTTGTATGTCATCAGATACCGGGCCATACTCCACCCGAGCCCCCGGAGATGATACCAAATATCGCCGGTGCTCTCGTCCCGGTGCACTTCGTCCACGTCGTACAATATCCCCACGTTTTTACTATTGTACGCCGGGATCCCGGTAGAGGGGGCCCCTGTGTTCGGGGCCACCCTTATAAATACGTTACCGGATATTGTGGGGTCCACGTAGACAATCATACTACGTATGTCATCACGAGGCGAAGATCGCCATACGTTGTATCACTCGTGGTTGTGAGAATTTCGCCCGTGGTTTGTACAATGATCGGACAGCCAGACGGAGAATCAGAAACAGCCCGCACAGTCAGGGTTGAGGCGGGTCTGAAGCCGGCCGGAATTGTTCCGATGGTACCATAGTTATTATTAGCGTTCTTTGTAAACCGAAGCGACAATGTTACAACATCACCGCGCTTTACAATCTCGTTGGTAATGAATGTATATTGACTACCCGTAACAGCAGAGCGTGAGAGCGTTTTCAATGCGGTAACGTCATCTTGAAGCGTACCGACGGAAGTATTGAGAGAAGTGACATCCTCGGAAACTTCTGTCATCGCTTCGGCGATTGTCGTGTCACCCTGAGCGGAATTGAGGTCGATTGTCGTGCCGTCAATCTTTCCACGGCCTACAAGCGAGAGCGCCCCCGCGGGGGAAATGGTGAAAATTTCCTGCGTGGCCGTGTTCGCGAACAGACGATACCCGTTATTATACAAACCTTGGGCGGTCGAAGCGTTGGGAGAATATGCCGATTTGTAAACGGGAACGGCATTAGAAGCCGGTACAATTTCATTATACGCAAGCTGGACGGCGCCCGTTTTACCCTGTACAGACTGGACCGGAGCAGTCGGCGGGTTATCAGTAAGGTACTGCTCTACGCCTTCGCCTATCATGGCCTGCGTTTCCGGGGATGTCGTAATGAACGTTCCGATGTATTCCTGCAACTGCTCTTGTGTTGCAATCGGGTTTTCCTGCAGGTATTGCCAAATTTGGTATACCCACTGGGCTAGCGTGGCGGGAGAGGGCTGGAATCCCCCGAGGTTGAGAGGTGGAACAAATCCCATAATCAAAACTCCTTTCTTACTCTCCCCAAGATTTCCCGGGGTTGACGGTTCTGTCGTATTCGCCTATCTCGGCGTAATCCTCGAACACGCCGAGGAACAGGGGCTCAAGTTCCGCGAAAATGATTTTATAGGCATCAAAGTTGACGGCATCCCGATACCCGCCGATGATTTGAGCACTCGTCATAACGCCGATATTGCCGTATCGCCTTAATGTGTGTTCGCCTTCGCCGCTGTTCTCGTTCTTATTCCGCCCGGCGTTCGACATATAGGCTTCAATGTCACTTGGCTGGATACGGCCGTCTGGCGTATCTGATACATAACTGTCTGCCTGTCCGCTCCCGGAATTGGAATAGGTGCCGCTCTCGTTGAGGTCGTAGTTATAAATCGCGTCATCATCCCGGAGGGCCTGTTCGGATTGTATCAGCTTTTCCCATTGATAGATATGACGTTTAATCACGGCGTGAAATCGACGAACCCAGTACCAAGGCGGCACGATTGTAATTTGATACTCGAAAAAATGCTCGGTTATGTTTTCCACCATTTCAGCCCCGTGGGGGTATTGTTCGAGGTCGTCCATGACGGCCGGAAAAAGGGTTTCCGGGAAACCATCCACGGAATAAACGTTACTGTTCGGATTGAGGAGCTCGCAAAACCGCATTGGTATTCACCTCCTGCCCGTTCATTCCTCCGCCGTTCCACTCGACCGACAGATTAGTGCCAAACATGGTGTTGTATTTTTCGGCGGCCTCTTTCCGGTATCGGATTGCCTCGTTACGGTAATAGAGTACAAGTTGGTCGTTTCCCTGTGTTTCGGCGGAGATCAAACGTTCCTTTTTCTGTATTGCTATGTTGTCGATACCGAGGACGGTTAAAAATCTGTTCTGTATTTGGATGTAATTGTCGTAATATTTGTCAGCCTCAAATGCGGGTTTGATCGGGAACAACCGTTTTGCCGTCTCAATCGTTGCAAGCCCGGAATAGGTCAGCCACACAACCGGCTCGTTTTCATTGGCCCGGCGGTACGCCTCTTGCGCGGTTTTGATTTCGTCCGACGTACCGGCAAACGCCCACGGGTTGATTTGTTGTTTCGTGTTCGCGCTCATCGCCGAGAGCAGGCCGTTTAACCGTTTCAGTGTGTCAATCATGATTCCGGAGAGCGGGGCCCTGCTACCATCATTGTAAAAGATGACACACTTGTCCGCCTCGACCGTCTCGTTATAGTCGCACCCGGTCACGACGTATTCTTTCGGTAACCAATAGATACTACGCTGATCGGCCGGGTACATCGGCAGGATACAAGGCCCGAGGACCGGATGCCTAAAGCCAGCCGCGCCCCCAAACGTCGAGGCCCCGATGGAGCCGAACGGGATATCGGCATCCCACAGGCAGATATACCGCTCCATCTGTTCGGATGTCAGCCCCTCCGGGAGCCCGGACCATTTGAAGCGGCCTTGCACCAGCGTGAGGAACACCGACCCGAGGGCTCCATATTGCAACATGGAATCCCTCATCGTTTTTCTGCTCAATCTATCACCCTCTAATCAATGTACTCATTCGACAATCCGTAAGGACTGCCGATAAACGGTGAGATATCACCGTTGTTGTAATACCAAAGATACACGCCGGTTTGCAGGAGGCCCAACATCATTTTGCGAACGAATTGCGGACGGTTCGCCGGGTCAGCCGGGATTTTCATAGAATTACATTGTAGGAAATCAAATACTGCATGGTTCTTATACATTGTCATATACTTATTTACTGTGTGGCCGCCTGCCGCAATCATGTTGTTGATGAGGAGCAAGCTGTCCGCGCTGGGGGCGAAAACAGCAAACATAAAGCCGTACTGTTGATACTTGGCCATATCGCCGTAGGCGTTGGAGCCCCGGGCTGTGGCCGGTATCCGGGATTTGTCCGTATAACCGGCTAACAGTTGATTTAGAGATTGCTGAGCACTCGCTACCCGATGGTCGTAAATATATGTTGTTTCAATTCCAAGTTGATTATTGATATACCCAACACCAATGTCGTACAATCCCCGCCATAATTGTTGATCGTCTCCGTACCGGCTCCCATATGTCGGCGTTGTCAACTGAATACTGTCATTGTAGGGGAGCGAAACGTCACCGAACCGACGGCCCACGCTACTCCCTCGCGTTACACGGTCCTCTCCAAACAATGCAGACAGATTGCCACTTATATCGGCCATCCTGCCCGGGAGAATTTGCCTTAATCGTTCCTCTGCATCTTTTATCGTACTCCCTGTTTGATAGGCCCACGATTTATCACGCGCTTCTTCGGCCTGACTGATTGCCAGTTCCGCCCCGGCGATACTCGCGGCCCGACTGTTTTGAGTCTGAGCCAGCCAGATTTTATAGCTATCATTCAACCAGCCAATCGCGGGTGCCTGCGTAATTTTGATAATTCGCTCGTTTGCATCGGTCTGATTATATCTAAGATTACTGGGCCGACAAAACAGAGTAGGGGAACCGGCAGAAAGAGAGGCCGACAACTGGAAAACCGGTGAGCCGTTGAAATCATTAAACGAGTAACTGTCCGTTTCTCCCTGTCCGTTATTAATGATTAAATTCGTATAGCCGTATTTAGTGATGAGCTCCCCATATTCAAGGGTGGATGCGGGCGGAGTAATTGTGACGTTCCGTGTTGGTAGAGTTACACTCCAACCATTTACCCAAACATTGGTGCCAATATTGGACGGTAAATAGGTATCCGGGATAAGGTAAATACCGGTTATCGTGTCTGTCATACCGTTGGAGTTGTAACCGTCCACCGTGTTGACCAGCGTTTGAATTAAGTTGCTCATACTGGAGCCCTTAAGGATATACGGAGGGGAGGACATGGGCACACCGTCCACGGTTGCACTTGTGTATTCCAGTTCACCCGCTATCGCGTTCGCCGGGCTTACACTCGCATACATAACAAGCGCATATCCGCCTGTCTCGTGCGTAAACGATACGCACTGGGTTTGAGGGACCGGGTAATCGCTTGGCGTTCCATCCGGGGGCAAATCGTGAGACGTAGAACGTGTAATAAAAGACGGATAATACCAAAACGGTGTACCGCTAATAAAATAATATGTCTGTATCCAATCCACAGAAATTGTAATCAACGTGACTTCGGGGCTGACATATGCCTTGGCATCAATGAAGCAATACCAGCGCTTAGCGTTCTGTATGTCTGTGCTGTCGTTGTCAATGATGATGTAATCATACTGTAACGCCTGTTCGTACCTTATCGGTATCTTGATTGTTGCCCCGACACGCCAGTATTTTTGCTGACTAAATCGGATGTGCGCTTTTCCGTTGAAAAATGCGTCTCGTTCCGTTGAGTTGGTAAATCCCCAAATATTGGTATACGTAGGGTCAGCACGACCGGTTGAGTATAGCGTGTATATCGTATCTCGGGCCATTCAATCACCTCTCAGAAAAAAGACCGTATAGAGGATTTACCCCTATACGGTTTTCGGTCCTAATTAAGTTCCGGTACCGGAGCGAAGCACGACGGCCGTCGCAAACGAGGACGTGTCGATCGTCATCCACGGATGCACGAAAAAGTTGGTAAAGATGCCCTGGGGGTTTTCAATCGGGCGGACGGTCCTCATGGTTTCAAAGAACTTGAAAAATTCGCGGGTAGTCAAGAGGCCCAACACATCGGCGTTATTGTTGTTCGCACTGGCAAACGTGTCAACAACCGTCACATAATCGAACACATCCGACTTTGCGTAGTCCGGGTTGAACAGAGAGGCCAGCGTGTAAACATCGATATTCGGCTCGACAGCCGGGTTAAGCAGGAGCACGAAATCGGACTTTTTGTTGACGTTCGTAACGCCCTCGCGGTTGTACTGATGCGGGAAAATCAGCTTATTCATGATGATTTTTACCGCCTGTGCAAACGCCCTGCCGCTCGCGTCCTCTTTCGCGTTAAACGTACCAATGTACGCCGAGGGAATGGGTTTGGTCTGATCGTTGATGGCCTGCGCGATGGCCTGCCGCTCGGCGTTGTAGCGGTCGATAGCTACGCCGGTATACAGGGCCTGCATTTTGGCCGACCAAAAACGGTTGAGGGCATCCCAATCGCTAAAGGCGTTCATGAGGTTGACACGGTCCACCGTCTCAACATACATCGGCGTAAAATTCTGCTGATAATATGCCACGTTGACGTTTTCGTGCTCACGCCGGGCCAGCGGACCACCGCCGGACGTTACGCCGCTATAGTCATAATCAGACTCGGCTGCGATGGGTTCGATGTAAATATCCTGCACAAGGTGCCCCTGAGGATTGAGGCCCTTTTCGAATTTGGCCAGCGGGTTTACGAAGTTGGCAACGTCGATATACAGACGGCCAATGCGGACGACAAACGCCTCGACAACCCTATTATAAATGTCGGGGTTGTCATTGATGATCGCTTTCAGCGTGGACAGGTTCGTCAACGTCGCTTCGGGCAGACGGGTGTTAAGAACCGGGTTTTCATTTCGGATACTGTTGAAAGTTTCAAGCGCAAAATTTGCCATTAGATAACACCTTCCTTATTTATAGAGTAATTCCGGATTGAAACCGGACTGGGCCCAATCGTTGAGGGTGGACATTAATTTGTCCTCGATACTGGGCTCGGTGTCGGAACCATTCGTTCCGCTCAGTTTGAGATAGAGCTTTTTATTTTGCTCTACCAGTTCGGCCACCTGAGAAGTTAGGGCCGCAATCTGACTCTCTAATTCGACCTCTCGGGCCGTGTGAATCTCGGGCTGTTCCGGTTCGGGCTGGGGCTGTTCCTGATTATTCGTGTTCTCATTATTCATATTGCTACCTCACTTAATTACATAGATGCTCTTTTACGACTGTTTGGAGTTCTCGCATTACGGTTGTGTTTTCGGCGATGACCTTACTCATGGCCTCGATGCTTTCCCGTTCTTTTTCCTGCACCCCCTTGATGTACCACATAAGGATAAGACAGATGGCGATAGGGAATAAATTGTTGTTGATTAACTGTGTGACGAGGGTAATAGCTTCGGCGTTCATAGACTCACCCCCAATCTATACAGCCTCATGGTGGGGCGGCAGAATCAGACGACAAGACAACACAATTATTGCATTTGACGCCAGCGGCGGTTCAACCGATTGTCTGGGCTCGCCATACTCTGTCTGATGATGTACCACCGTCCCAAAGACAGTATATAGGTTTTCCACAGAATTGTCAACAGGTTGTGGATAAGTTTTCACTCACACCATTTACTCCCGTTAAACTTTTTGTTTACTGATGCATAACCAGCCGAAAATGGCAACTTGCACTTTTTGCATTTTCGAAGTGCTGGAGGCTTGCTATAACAAGCTGATCTATAACACCACGTTGCATATCGGCACGTTATGTAACTCGGCGTTGTACAACAGGCGTTATCTGAACCGGTACCTCGGCTGGTGAGGTACCTTGGCTGGGGAAGTATATCGGCAGGTTATATAATAAACCCCA